TAGTTACTCTTAACAGTGTTGACATTTCAGCATATGTAACAGGGGTTACTATTAACCGCAGTTTTGATGAATTAGAAATTACAGCAATGGGCGACACAGCTCACAAGTTTGTTAAAGGACTAGAGGCTTCAACAATTACCCTAGACCTGCTTAACAATGATGCAGCAAGCGGCACAGGTGCAGTTACTGCAACCTTAGCGGCAGCCTGGGGTACTACAGTGCCACTAGTTATTAAGCGTTCTAACGCAGTAATTAGCACTACCAACCCAGAGTATCAAACTACAGTGCTTGTCAATAATACACAAGATCTTAACGGCGCCGTCGGCGACATATCAACGCAGAGTATTACATTTACTTGTAACTCAGTTATAGTAGTTGACGTAACACCTTAATTAAGGAGAAATAATGGCAAAGCTAAAGATAACAAGGGCTAATGGTGAAGTCACAGAGCACAAGATAACACCAGGTGTCGAGTACGCTTTCGAGTTAAAGTACGGATCAGGTATTAGCAAAGTCCTACGTGAGCATGAACGTCAGACCGAGATTTATTGGTTAGCGCATGAGTGTTTACGTAGGGCTAACGTAACTGTACCTGTATTTGGTATCGAGTTTATAGACAGCTTAGATACTGTAGAGGTATTAGACGAAGAAAAAAAATAGCGCAGCGGGATTCAACACTTTATACGATAGCCAGCCTATCTGTAGAACTAGGGATTCCGCCTAGCGAGTTTATCAATATGGATGCTGAAATGCTTAGGGCAATAATCCAGGTGCTTTCAGATAGAGCTAAGGAGATCAAAAATGCCAGTAGAAATCGTAGGCGTTAAAGATGTCATTAATGGCTTAACCTTTATTGATGAAGACATGTATAGACGTGTCAAAGCAGCCGTAGAACCCGTTATGAAGGGTGTAGAGGCTAAGGCCAAAGGATTTGTAGTGGGCAATAATGAGGTGCTATCAGGCTGGTCTAAGCCAATATCATCTACTGTCGATTATCGCCCATTCCCTAAATATGATGCAGCTACTGTCCGAGGTGGCATTGGATTTAAAGAAGGTCAAAACCGCAGGTTTAGTAATGGCTATACAGTAGAAAGTTATGTTTACAATATAAGCGCTGCAGGTCGTATCTATGAAACCGCAGGTAGATTAAACCCACAAGGCAAAGCGCCATTTACTTCTGTTGCAGAAGGTGGCGGCACAATGGCATTTAAGCAATCAGGTAGCAGAAAAAGTAGAAGCCGATCTACAGCTGCATATAATTCTAATAACCCGTTCGCTGGGTATCAGTTTGTTACTGACTTACCTACTCTTACATCTCAGCCTAAAGTTAAAGGCGCTAGAGGTGGTGGTCGTAAGACTAAAGGCCGTTTAATTTACAAAGCATGGGCGCAAGATAGTGGTGATATTTATGGCGTAATTGCAAAGGCTATTAACGCCACAGTTACACACTTTAATAAGACTACAGACAAGAAGGTTGCATAATGGCCAATATAGTCGTATCGGCACTTAGCACCTTTAATAACAAAGGCCTTAAAAAAGGTAAGAAAGAAATTAGTGCTTTTGAAAAACAAGTTAAAACCTTTGGTCGCACCTTTGCCGCAGCATTTTCAGTAACCGCATTAACTAGATTTAGTAGAGAAGCAGTAAAGGCTTTTGCAGCGGATGAGAAGGCCGCTAAAGCATTAGAAATCCAGTTAAGAAATACAGGTTATCAATTTAGCGCACCTGGCGTTGAATTATACATAGATAATTTACAGAGAGCCACTGGCGTATTAGATGATGAATTACGCCCAGCATTTCAGCAATTACTAACAGTAACAGGCTCAATTACTAAGAGCCAAGATGCCCTAAATACTGCTATGGATGTATCGGCTGCTACTGGTCGATCATTAACACAAGTTACTACAGCCTTATCACGTGCTTACGCTGGCAACACTACAGGCCTAAGCAGATTAGGTGCTGGCCTAGATAAGAACTTGCTAAAGGCTGGCAACATGGACGACATTATGGCCGAACTTAATAACAAGTTTTCAGGCCAAGCCGCAGCTAGATTAGATACCTATGCTGGAAAGTTAAGTTTAATATCTGTTGCCGCAGCTAACTCACGTGAGATTATTGGTAAAGGTTTATTAGATGCATTAAGTGCTTTAGGTAAAGATAATAGCATTGCAAGTGTAACTAATAGCATGGAAGATTTTGCTACTGCTACTAGCGAGGTATTAGTCGGGCTAGGTAAGGTAGCGGGTAAGTTAAAAGAGATTACAAATATACCAGGCATAGATGGATCATTTTTAAGAAATGTACCTGGCATTGGCGCAGTGCTAAGAGCTACAGAAGCATTAAGGGGCGCAGGTCGCCAGCAAGTAGATACTGGTGGTTTAGAAAGAACCGCAGGTAGAGTTAATGCTCAACAAAGAAAACAAGAAGAACGAGCAATTAAAAACTCTGTTGCATTACGCAAAACTGAAAACGATCTATTAAAGAAAAAAACAGCTGTAGATCAGTTAAAAGATAAGTTTGATGTTGAGCGCATAGGCTTAACAGTAGCCTTAAATGAAGTAACAGATAAAGAAACAAAATTACGCATACAAGCGCAATTAGCCATATTAGATAACAATGAAGCACTGGCTAAAAAGATATTGGCTGAAATGAATGCGGCTAAAGCTGCCGAAGAATTAACGGAAGCATTTAGAAAAGCCATTAGAGATTTATTAGATGGCATAAAGCCTACTGTAGATAAATTAAAAGAATTAAGTATAGGTGCATTACGCACAGAAACTAGAAGCATCCTTAATTATGCTGCACCAGCTGTAAGCGGATTACAACAATTAATAGCACCTACTCAGCCAGGCACTTTTGAAGATTTAAGAGGTAGCATATCTGGACTATTAGAGCAATCTAGGCCTAGCGTTACAGGACTTCAAGAATTGTTAGCAGGAATACAGCAAACCTCATCACCTACAATTAATTTAACAGTAGATGCTAGTGGTGATAAATTAAGCCAGGCTATTGCAGAAAGCATCCAACTAGCTGAACGTAATGGTTATAGCACAGTACCAGCTGGATTTATAGTATGACAGTACCAGTAATTAATGCAGTAATTAATTTTAGCACTGGCCCTAGTTTTGCACAGAGCCTTATATTGGGATCAGGCATATTAGGCACTAACGTATTAGCAGATTCGGCAGCTGTAATTGTAGATGTATCTAATCAAGTAAACAGAATTGAAACCAATAGAGGCCGTACTGCTCTTAGTGATGAGTTTCAAACAGGCTCACTTACTTTACGCATAACAGATCAAAATGGTGATTTTAACCCACAAAACGTATCAGGGCCTTATTACAATTTATTAACACCTATGAAAAAAGTACAGATTACTGCTACTTATGGATCGGTAACTTATCCTATATTCGCAGGATACATTACAAGTTATGTTACAACCTATCCACAAGAATCAGAAGATGTAGCAATGACTACTATACAAGCTGTAGATGCTTTTAGATTAGCCCAACTAGCACAGATAAGTACAGTGGCTGGCACTAGCGCTGGTCAATTATCGGGTACACGTGTGGATGATATTTTAGATCAGATTTCATGGCCAGCATCTCAGCGAGATATTGATCCAGGTCTTACTACATTACAGGCAGATCCAGGTACTAACCGCACAGCATTACAAGCACTATTTACAGTAGCCAATTCCGAATATGGTGCTATCTATGTTGATGCCGACAATAACTTTGTATTTCAAGATCGAGGCGTAACGGCTGGATCTATTGGTGGCACACCTACAGTGTTTGCAGATGATGGATCTGGCATAAATTACTTTGATGCCACCTGGATATTAAATGACGTATTGATATTTAATAAAGCAACTATTACTAGAGCTGGTGGTAGCCCACAGGTAGCCCTAAATCAAGCCAGCATAGATAAATACTTTTTGCATAGTTACTTTTTAGATAACTTATTGATGCAATCAGATGCCGTAGCTCTAGATTATGCCCAGGCTTATATTGCCTCTAGGCAAGAAACCTCTATCCGTGTGGATGCCATAGTCCTAGACCTATACACACCTAGTTACAACTCAGGCATAGTGGCAGCTTTAGGCTTAGATTTCTTTGATCCAATTACAGTTAAGACCACCCAGCCTGGTGGATCGCTTTTAGAAAAAACTTTACAGATTTTTGGGGTAAGGATGAATATAACCCCGAATAGTTGGAAAACCACGTTCACGACACTAGAGCCAGTTATAGACGCTTTTATCCTAAATAATAGCATTTATGGCACTTTAGACTATAATGTCCTAAGTTACTAAGGAGCAAAGATGGCAGCAGGTTTAGGGTTTAAGGATTTCACTACAGGCGAGGTATTAACCGCCAATGATGTAGATGGCTATTTAATGCAAGGCGTGTGGGTATTCGCTGATGCCGCAGCTCGCACAGCTGCCGTTACATCACCACAAGAAGGTAACATGTCTTATCTTAAAAGTGATGATGCAGTTTACAAATACAATGGATCTGCTTGGGTAAATATAGATACATCAGTAGCAGCATCTGTAAACAAAAACTATTTAATAAATGGTGGTTTTGCAGTTGCTCAACGTGGCACATCTTTTACTTCAACTGGTGGTGCCAATAATGATGATGCCTATACATTAGATCGCTGGTACATTTTATCAGATGGTAATGATGTTATTGATGTTACACAAGATACTACTACAATTCCTACAAATGGTGAGTTTGCGATTGCCCTTGATGTAGAAACTGTAAACAAAAAGTTTGGCATTGCAACAATTATAGAAAACAAAGATGTAATCGGATTAGTTGGTAATACAGTTACCTTTAGTTTTAAGGCTAAAGTATCTGCTACGACTAAATTAGATAATGTTAAAGCCGCCATTGTGGCTTGGTCAGGCACAGCCGACACAGTAACTAGCGACATCATAAGTGCTTGGGGTGCAGAAGGCACAAACCCTACTTTGATTGCTAATGCTACTTATGAGAACAGCCCAGTAAATCTTAATCTAACTACATCATATGCCACATATTCTGTAAGTGCTGCCGTAGATACTGCAAGTACACAAAACCTTATTTTGTTTATTTGGTCAGATGTAACTGATACTACGCTTGGTGATTTTCTTTATATTGCAGAATCTAAATTAGAAGTGGGATCATCCGCTACCGCCTTTGTTTATGCAGGTGGCACATTTCAAGGCGAGTTAGCCGCTTGCCAGAGGTATTACTACCGACAGACTTCCGCTGGATCGGGTGGTTATTCTATTTTTGGTTTTGGTAGCGCTGAAAGCGGAACAGTAACTAATTTTAAGACTCAGTTACCTGTTAATTTTAGAACTTATCCAACATCTGTAGATTATTCCACGCTTTCTTTAGCAGATGGTGTAAACACAGCAACAGCAATTACAAGCGTTGTTTTTGACAACAACGTAACCAGCCTCAATTGCATTTCAGGAGTGGGAACTGTTGCTTCAGGTTTAACACAATTCAGAACTTATTTCTGTCGTGCTAACAATTCAACTTCCGCTTATCTTGGTTATAGCGCGGAACTTTAGGAGATGAAATGGATAACGTGACTTTTATTACAGTTAATGACGTAGAACACGCCATCATTGACCGAGGCAACGGAGAATTCACTTCGATGCTGAAATCAACTTATGATGAAATGATAGCGGCACAATCCACCCCGATTGTAACTGAGGATGAGTAAACAGCCCTGGCTGTGTGCAGCTGGTAAACAGTTAAGAGATCAGATTGATACCTGGTATCCAGATCGCCGCTCTACCAGTGATGGGTGGATTGGTGATGCTCGTCATTCCGCCAGTAAATCGGATCATAATCCAGACGAACGGAGCAAATTCGTTGTCAGAGCCATTGATATTGATTCTCGTTTGGATTCATCCGAGCAGCTCTCGATATATTTGGCTGACCAGATCCGAGTCTGTGCTAAAACCGATAAGCGCATATCTTACGTAATCCATAATGGCTTTATAGCTTCAAGGATTATGGGATTTAAGTGGCGCAGGTATCGTGGCATTAACCCACATAAGAAGCACATCCATATTAGTTTTACAAAGTCAGGCGACAAAGATGGTAAGCCGTTTGATATACCACTACTAGGGGGAAAAATATGAAAATAACAAAGAAGCAAAAAGCAATACTAAAGTCCTACGCACGTGCGGTACTAGTATCTTTCTTAACATTTTTAGCAAGTAATGAATTAGGTTTAGATCCAGCATTGTCTGTAGTAGTTGCAGCACTTGCTGGTCCAGCAGCTAGGGCTTTAGATAAATCCGATACAGCTTATGGTGTCGGTGCTAATGAAAAATGAGTCCAACAGAATGGGCTGGCTTTGGCGCTGGCGTTATGGCCGTGCTATCAGGCGGGCTAATCGGATTACGTTTTCTCGTTAAAGGCTGGTTAAACGAACTAAGACCTAATGGTGGCTCTAGCATGAAGGATCAATTAACAAGGTTAGAACAGCGTGTTGATGATCTATTCCTTATCATGAATAAGCGACAATAGCAACATGGCTACCGCACGCAAGCGTAAGAAGGTTAATAAGCGCAAGGGTAAATACACCCATGAGCAGATTAACACTAAATTAGATACCTATGCCATCTCGTTGCGTGAGTTTTATTTAAGCCTAAGACGTGCAGGATTTCCAGTAGATCAAGCTCTAGGGATGTGCGATAAAAACGTATTCCCAGACTGGCTAACACCATCTAGTCCAGACTTTGATCCAGTTAATCCAGACCATAACCCCTACGAAGATGAGGATGATAATTAAGCGTTGGCTAGTAATCAGCGATTTACAAGTACCATACCATCATGAGCAGGCAGTTAAGAATGTTATTAAGTTGGCAAGACGTGAGAAGTTTGACGAGGTTTTATGTGTTGGTGATGAGATCGATTTTCAAACCATTAGCCGATGGGCTGAGAAAACACCTTTGGCTTATCAACAGACCATACACCAGGATCGTGAAGAGTGTAAACAAATACTATGGGATCTCGGAGAGTATAGCCGAGAAATGCATATTATCCGCAGTAATCATAGTGATCGCCTTTATAGCACTTTATTAAAAACACCTGGCTTAATCAGTTTGCCAGAGCTGCAATACCCTAAGTTTATGGGCTTTGCTGAAATGGGTATGACTTACCATAAGACAGCTTATGAGTTTCACCCTGGCTGGGTTCTTTGCCATGGTGACGAAGGTAGTATGAGCCAGCATGCGGGCATTACTTCATTAAATTTAGCCAAAAAGTATGGCAAATCCGTAATTGCAGGGCATAGCCACAGGTTGGGCATGAGTGCCTATTCAGAGGCCATAGGAAGCCATTACAGGCCCTTATATGGCGTTGAGGTAGGAAACCTTATGGATCGCAGAAAAGCCTCTTATATCCGCTATGGAAGCGCTAATTGGCAGATGGGCTTTGCTATACTAGAAGCCACAGGTAAGAATCTAACCCCTACCCTCGTACCTGTAAACAAAGATGGCAGTTTCACAGCGCTTGGCAGGCATTACAGCTAATAACGTTACCAAATCGTTATAAAAAATAGGCCTTAAATCATCCACAAAGTCGTACACAAGTGCCACACTATTTCCATGCCACAAAGCGTGTGCATAGAAAGTAGGGCTACAAATGAATAACATATGGCTAGAAGCTAGACAGGATGGTCTGATATTTTTTATGATCATGCTAGGTCTAGCAATGTTGGTACTGGCTTATTGGAAGATACAAAGTAGAGCGTTTGATCGTGGCTACTGGGTCGGTAGATCAGCTGGCTGGAAAGCATCTATTGAGCATAATCAGAAGATTGAGAAACTAAGATCTAGAGCTGTGTTTGATTATGACAAACACTGAGAAACTGTTTGCAGATGCAGTCACACTCATACACGACAGAGGGATGCATTACGGTCACCCAGCAATCCAGATGGATCGAATTGCCAAGTTATGGTCTGCGTATCTCAATTTCCCGATCACATCAAATCAAGTGGCAGGCTGTATGGCACTGCTCAAAATCAGTCGTAGCGTGGAAAGTCCAGAGCTTGACGATCACTACAAAGACGCACTTGCGTATATTGCCATATCAAAAACCTGCCATGAATACATGCAGGATAAAGACTTTGAATGGGAGCACTAATAATGGCATTTGACCTAAGCAATTACGAAACAGTAGATGAAAGATTACATAAGTGGTGGAAGGAGTTCCCAGATGGAAGATTGGAAACAGAAGTTGTCGAGGCATCAAACACTAGATTCATTGTTATTTGTAAATTATACAGAACGGAAGCGGATCAAAAGCCGTACGCTACTGGAATTGCGAGTGAGACTGTATCTGATCGTGGTGTTAATGCGAATTTTGCTTTACCTAACTGCGAAACAAGCGCTATTGGTAGAGCGATTTCAAATGCGGGTCTCTCAGCTAAAGGTAAACGTCCAAGCCGAGAAGAAATGGCATCGGTAAATGAAAAAGAAAAAGTCATATATGGTCGGCCAGGCTCTAGGTCGGCTGCGGTTGAATCTGCGTTACGTCAGGCTTTCTCGGCGGATGAAAGCAAAGCCCCCGATCCTACGCCTGTATCGTGGAGTGTTGGTGATGTCGTTGATGTCGCTACAAGCCCATCGCCTAAACCAAAAGAATGCCCTAAAGGACAAGAAATGACGTTAAGGCAGGGCGAAAAAAATGGTAAGCCGTATTATGGCTATGTCTGCAACTGTACACGTGATAAGAGTCAACAATGTCCAGCGCAGTGGGCTAAATTAACAGCTGCTGGCGGTTGGTACTTTGAGGATAAGGAGTAACTATGGGCTACATAGCATTTATTAATGGTAAGGGTGTACAGGTCGTAATGGATGATAATGGCGTACACCTAGAGCCAACAGTAATCAAGTGCGAAGTCTGTGAAGATGATCGAGTCTTTAGAGATGGCACATGCTTTAGATGCCATGAGTTGATTAATCGTGACTAATTACACGCAGTTTAAGTGCAACGGATGTAAGCGTAATACTGAGTTTTTATGGCTTGACTCTGAGGATCTGCCAGAAGGATTTAGACTCTACCAATGCACTAGTTGTGGTTGCGTGGGAATCAAGAATATAGTTGAAGCTTTGCATATTCCAGACTCGGATATATGCAGATGTGATAAGTGTGGTGGTTGGAAGTTCGAATCCGTGGTCTGCCACACTTGCCAGTTGATTGGAGCAAAGTAATGGCAAGTATTATTAATTTAGAAAACTTTAATTCAGATCAACATTTTACGCCAAAATGGGTATTTGATTCTTTAAATGCTGTATTTGATTTGGATGTTGCCAGTTCAGATTTAGATACTTTTGTACCAGCTTTAACAAAATACACAGAAAAAGATAACGCTTTGATTCAGAAATGGTTTGGCTTAGTCTGGATGAATCCACCATATAGCAAACCTGGCCCTTGGGTCGAACAGTTCTTAAATCATAACAATGGAATTGCTTTGCTTCCAATTACCAGGGGTAAATGGTGGGATACAGTGTGGAATAGTAATGGAGCAATTGTCCCGTGCCCTTACAATTTTAAGTTTATCAGGCCAGATGGAATAAACAGAGATATTACTTTCAGGACTATGTTTTGGGGTTTAGGTGAAGGCATAAAAATATTGTCCGATTCTAAACTAGGAAAGGTGCGCTAATGCCAACGTATGAGTTCAGTTGTAATGAGTGCGGCACCTTTGGCTCTACCTTTAGATCATTTACTGAGGATGTGCCTACTATGGATTGTCCTAAATGTCATACATTAATGACTAGGCTGTATTCAGCACCTGGGCTAGTGTTTAAGGGTAAAGGTTGGGGTAGCAAGCCATGAAGTTTGCTTATGCTGATCCACCATACTTTAAGCAAGGTAAAAAACATTATGGCAAATTGCACGATCAGGCTGAAATCTGGGATGGTAAGCAAGCACATTGGGATCTTATTGATCGTTTAATGGCTGAATATCCTGATGGCTGGGCTTTAAGTTGTAATCCTGCAGATTTACCGTGGATGATTAAACATGATGGTATACGTGTTTGTGCTTGGGCTAAAACATTTCATCAAATTAGGCCAACTACTGTGCAATATGCATGGGAATCTGTTTTACTGTTTGGTGGTCGTAAAGATAACAAACGTAAGCCAATGGTCAGGGATTGGATGTCTAGTTCAATTGCTATGCGTAAAGGATTGGTAGGGGCAAAACCATTAGTATTTAATTTATGGATATTAGATTTATTAAACTATCAAGAAGGAGATCAATTAGATGACCTATTTCCAGGTAGTAATGGCATGGCTGAGGCATTGGCACAAAGAAATGAGTGAGGCAGGATACGATCAGACTTGGAATGAAACAGATGACTTACGCATTACGACATGCCGTCTGACCTGCGGTTTTGTTAGATGATTTGACACCATATGATACGCTCTAGATCGCATTCGCCCTCAAGGCGAAAAGGCGAGCCCCGTAGGGGATGGCTCGCAAGGTGCACGCTAGTTGGCACCGCTCTATTTGTAGCACAAATGAGTAGCCTTGAAAGAGCTGAATCTCAAGTTGTTCATAAACCTATGCATTACAAACAATATGCATTTATTCAGTTAAATCATTCATTCACAGAGTTTTACTGTTTAGATGAGTTATATCATAAAGAGAGTAGATGGAATCCTAAAGCTAAGAATGGTTCACACTATGGCATACC